CGTTACGACCAAAAGACACCGAGATCTCATTCTTAATAATATCTCCTAGTCCATTGTTACGAAGCCAGTTAAACGCCGCTTCTTTATTTGCTTCCGTTATGGTTGCACGATACGACGTTGAAACTTTTAAATGTGATCCATCTTGCAATTTTAATTCTGCTAATCCCATCTCACTCATCATTGTAGGTATAATATCACCAGAAAGTTTTTCAATCTCTTTCTTTGTGCTTTTCATATTATCCTCTTGTAGTTGTAATCTACTTTGTAATGATTCTAATTTTTCAACTTGATCCGCAAGAGACTGAATGTTTTCAGTTTTACTCATTGCATCTTGTTGATCTTTTTCAAAATCAATTGTCATCTATTTCTCCTTTCTCGTATAGATTGATCTCAATAGGATAATATTTTCTTTCTTGTTTATCCCATTTTAATACATTGTATTTACCATTTGTAATGTCAGATACAATAGAACACGCAACACCTATGATAGCTGGATCACCTGTAAGTAAAAGATAATCATTAACCGTATAATTTTTTAAACCTTGTCTTAACTTGTAAATAAGTGGACCAGGAGAAAAAATCATTTGAGAAAATTCTGGCAATAAAAAATTAAATTTATTAGACGTAGCATAAGAAGCTGCACCCATAATATTTATTTTAGGAGTGCCTGCTTGGCTTCCTGGAATTTCCTGTATTACGTAAACTTTTCTTTCTAACATTATTGACAAATCATATAACATCCTTTATATGTATGTCAATAGAAAGAAGAAAATAAAATGAATTATAAATTTAAAACCAAGCCTTATGCACATCAATTAACTGCATTAGAAAAATCTTGGAACAAAGAAAATTTTGCATACTTTATGGAAATGGGTACAGGCAAAACAAAAGTGTTAATAGATAATATGTCTATGCTTTATGACAAAGGCAAGATAGATGGTGCTTTAATTATTGCACCTAAAGGTGTTGTTAAAACTTGGTACGAGCAAGAACTACCTACACACCTGCCAAATCACATAGAAAACGTTACTGTATTATGGCAATCAAATATTACAAAAACACAACAAGAAAAATTAGAAACATTATTTGAAATAGAAACAGCATTACATATTTTAGTTATGAATGTTGAGGCTTTGTCTACAGACAAAGGTGTAAAGTTTGCAAGTAAATTTATTAACTCACATAAAACCATGATGGCGATTGACGAGTCAACTACAATTAAAACACCTACTGCACAAAGAACTAAAAATATTATTGGTATTGGTAAACATGCTAAATACAAAAGAATTATGACTGGTTCTCCTATTACAAAGAATCCTTTGGATTTGTATACGCAGTGTGAGTTCCTTGATCCGTGGTTGTTGGACTTTACATCATACTATGCGTTTCGTAACAGATATGCAGAGATGAAAACAATGCATCTTAGAGGACGATCTATACAAGTTGTTAGTGAGTTTAAGAATCTTGGTGAGTTATCAGAAACTGTAAAAAACTTTTCTTACAGAGTATTGAAAGAAGATTGCCTAGATTTGCCACCAAAAAACTTTATCAAACGTCATATCACATTGACACCAGAACAACAGAAAGTCTACAAACAAATGAAAGACCATGCTCTTGCTATGTTAAATGGTAAGGTAACTACAACCATGACTGTGTTAACGCAATTGATGCGTTTACATCAAATTACATGTGGTCACTTTACAGCTGATGATGGATCGGTTCAACAAGTTAAGAGTAATAGAATGAATGAGCTAATGTCTATACTTGAAGACATGGAAGGTAAAGCAATCATATGGGCTAACTATCAAAGAGATATAGAAAATATTATAGATGAGATAACTGACAAATATGGTCCAGGGTCCGTGGTTGACTACTACGGATTAACGCCACAAGAGGATAGACAAGATAACATTCGTAAGTTTCAAAACAATCCTGAGTGTAGATTCTTAGTTGGTACACCACAAACAGGTGGATATGGTATCACACTTACACAAGCAAATACTGTAATTTACTATTCTAATGGCTACGACCTAGAAAAGAGACTACAATCAGAAGACCGAGCACACAGAATAGGCCAAAAGAAAACAGTGACGTACATCGATCTGATTTGCGAGGACACCGTTGACGAGAAGATTGTGAAGGCTCTGAGAGATAAAATAAATATTGCATCTGAAGTTATGGGTGAAGAATTAAAAGACTGGATCTAAACCAAGTCTTTAGCTTTACCAATCACAGGTTTGTATTTAGTTTTTCCCTCTGATTTGTATGCGTGCAAGAATTGTTTTCTTGGTTGGTCAGTAGTATAGCTACAATGTATCCACCCACTGTTCGGCTCACCAGGAGTATAGAACTCCAATATTAATTGATCATAGTCTAGGTTCTGGTTGATCCAGTCAGCTAATTCAGCATTGTCGGTTCCCATACATTCAAAGTCTGCGGCCTCGGCCTTGGCATGCTGTGAATTTACAGAGCTACCTATCTTTAAACATAATTGTTCGCTACGGAAACCGCTCGTTACCTTGACTCTGCCAAAGTGATCACGCACTGGCTGTAAAATATTTTCGCAAAGATCTTTTAATTTTTCTATCTGTCCTGAGTTAGGATTATTATTTATATCCAACCTGATAGCTGTATCTGATTTGATTAACTCTTGAAGAGTAAAATTACGTGATAAATTCATGTTAGAACCAACCTTTGTCTAATACCTTTTCTAATAGCAGAAGTGATACTGCCCCAACAGTACCCAATAACACCCAATAGATCTTGTCTATCTTACCTCCCAAATCGTGAACACCTTCATGCATATGTTTTACATCTTTCTTTAATCCTGTAATATATCCATAGATAGCAAGTAAATGCTCTCTTGTATTCTTTGGTCTAAGTTTATCTCCGTTAGGCATTATACTATCCTCTTGCTTGCAATAACTTTTTCTTCTGGAGATAGTAAAGCTTCTTGTGTTCTTGTCAAGTTGGTATTTGGGTTCACATTTGCTTGTGCTGTCTGCACCCTAGGCATAGGCATGTTTGGTAAAGAAGTTGTATTAAGAGGATCTGTCATAAAATCAAAGCCTTCTTTTATTGTAGGTGGTATCATTTCTAATCCTTTTTCTATTATACCTTTATCTACAGGTATTGGGTTTCCTTCTTCATCAAACATTATTCTACCATCTTTGTTTAATTTATATTCAAACTTACCTGGATCGTAATCTTCTGTAAAAAATTCTTTTCCTCTATAGTCGCTGATTACTTCGTTTAGTTCTTCTCTTGGATATACAAAATCTTCATTTAAACTAAACTGTCTTTTCTCTGTTGTAAGCTTATCTAACTCTCTTTCAATAGTATCTACTTTTGTATCAAATCTTTTTTTAGAATAGTTTACAGGTGTAAATATTCCATTCATTAAATTACCAGCAACCCTTCTTGATACTCCAGACTTAGTAAGTATTCTTCTTATCTCAGTGTCATCTAAATCTAACAATTCAAAGTCTTTAATTCTAATGTACATATCTTTTTGTATTTTAAATGCTTCGTCTTGCATGTTTTTAAAAGTTGCAACCATATCGTCTGGTGTGTTATTTGCATAATTATCTACATTGTAAAAATTTTCATTTTCATCGACAGCTCTTAATAATCTGTTCATAGTTGCTGCTTGATATTTCAAAGTATCTTTCACATCAATTCTTATAATTCTAGTACCAGCAAACAATGCAAGTAATTCATCAAGAAGTTTTAATGGCTTACCGCCTTTAGTTAAATCTAATCCAAGAGAACCAGATATTTTATCAAAACTTTTTGTGACTCCAGGTTGAACACCGTCTAATATATAAACTAGTGATTTAACAATCTTATCTCCCAAATCATCTGATTGTGAATACACAGTTCCACCCTGATCTTTTCTACCGTTTCTAGTTGTTACGTCTATAATTCTGTCAAAACCAATAGGTTCCGTGATGAATGGTTCTAGTAGAGTCATCACTGGTCCTTCTTCTGCAAACATAAGATCTAAAACATATTTTTCTGTTTCTTGTGGATTTAAATTTTGTTCTTTTGCTGCTGCTAGAGCTGCATTAAATGGTGCTTGTAATACGTCGTAAGGTGAAAAATAAGAAAAATTAATTGCTGCAGATTCTCCGTTTTCCCAACCTTCGATAGGTATAAGTTTAGATCTTGAATCCCATACAGCTGCACCAGATCTTTTGTATGCGTCCCACTGTGTAGAAGTTGTTCCTGTTAAAAATTGTGCTGTCTCTGTTACACCTTTTCCTACTGCAAAACTTGTAAGTCCAAAACCAAGTAATCTACGAAGACCCATCTGTCTTATATATGGATTAGAGTGACCAGCTTCTTTTAAACCAATAGACATAATATTTGCACTTGTTCTTATAATTTCTGATGGAAACGATATGAAAGCACCGACAGGTAACTTTCTTAGATTTTGTATTGACGGTGGTACTTTACTGTATGTTGGATATGTGTTTCTAAGTAGATATGCTGCAGCTTCATCTAAACCATCTTCAAAAGTTTTCTTTACTCCTGTTGTGGTGCTAATTTCATCAAAAGGTTGACCCATAAATCTAAACCACTCTTTTACATCATTCATGTTTTTAAGAGCTTGTGATAGTTGTACTCTTGAATAATTAAAACCATAACCTTTCCACAAGTTATCACCACCTGCGTATAGTCTTGCAACCTTGTCAGTTGGTGCCATTTTAGTTAACTTATCAAATAGTTTATCTGTAGTATTTATTGTGTTGTTTCTTATCTGATTAACTACAGCTTTTAATTCTGAAGCGACTACGTTCTCGTCCCATATACCTAGTCTTGTCATTTTTTCTACAAAGTCATTAAATTTTATTTCATCTACACCTTGTTTACCTGCACCAAAGATGTCATCAAAAACCATTTTCATAGCGTTTGCAACACTTGCATTTTTTCCTATATGTCCATTTGCGAATGCAAACAAAGAAGCAGAAGAAACGTTTCTGACTTGTGTTTGTGGTGAGTATAAAGTTTTACCAATTTGTATTCCAACCTTACCTTGCATAATTAATCTGTATGCAGGAATAGCGATTAGATTATCTAAGGTGCCGCCTGTACCTTTAAACATTTGTACAAAATCTGGAGACGCGTATAAATCTGTTAGTTCTGATTTTAAAACGTTACCTAGTCTTGGTATTGCAGTTATTTTTTGTGCATCTAAAATACCAGCATTTCTTGCAGCACTTGCTGATCTAAACAACCAACCATTTTCTATTCCTGATTTTGCAATCGCATCAAATGCTCTTTTGTTTGCAGCAGCTGATATCATTTCTGATACTGTTAATGATACAGAACTTTTTAGATTTTTTTCTGCTCCTAATAGATTTTTAATTGCAACAGGTAATTCTTCTCCCGTTCTTAGTATTTTATAATCTTTAAAATTAATTAACTTACCTATTTCTTTTAGTTGCATCAACGGATTTACATTATCAACTTTACCAGTTCTTAAAACAGAGTATGCTAAGTTTGTTGCAGATTTTTTAATTGCCTTTGCTTCTGTTAGTTTTGGAAACTGTTTAATAGCTTCTTTTCTTAACTCTCCCTTAATTACATTTTTTGATAACCAGTCAACTGCCTTATCTAATACTTTTTCTTCTGGCACATAATTAGGATTTGTAAATGTAGAAAAAGATTTAACAAGATAACTGTTAATCCTACCTATTTCTGTTTGTTCTAGAGCTTTTACCAACTCATCTTTTGTTTTACCTTTTGGTAAAAGATTTTTAAACTCTGTCATAGTTTTTTGTATTTCTTTTTTTAAATCTGTAGCAAAAGGTTGAAGTTCTGTAGGTATGTCTTTTAATGGTCTTTGGCCTCTTAAAAAATCTTCAACTAATTCTAAATAATATTTTTGTAGAGCAGGTGAGCTGTCACCTTTGTTATAATTGTTTTCAAATTGTTTTGCTAAAGCATAGGCTTTCTTTTCTAAACCTTCCATAGTTCTATCTAGTTTTCTAGCTTTTGCTTTTACAAACAACATAACTTGCTCTGATGTGCCTTCAATATCTTTAGGTGCTTTACCAAAAGATCTAAAATAAGATAAAAAATTATCTAATCTTTTAAGACCTACTTCTTCTTTGTTAGGAGAAGTTACACTGTATAGTCTCCAGTTTTTAAAATCTGGTAATTGTTTTATAAACTTACCACCAAGACCAGAAGCTAATAGTCTTGCTGTATTTGATAATGCATAACTACTTAAACCCTCTATAGCTTTTGATGCGGCTGTTACTGCAGGTTTTGCAAGTTTAGTTGATCCAAGATACACGATTGGTCTGAACACAGCAGTGTCAACTGCTTTTGCTCCAATGCTTGCTGTTGTTTTTACTGTTGGTTTTATTCCATACCTATAGCCAAGTGCCATACCTTTACCTATCAATGGAAAACCACCACCAATCAAAGCACCTTCTTGTCCATATTTTATTTTGTTTCTAAATACAGCAGCAGCTTTTTTTCTACCAGTCAAACCTTCTGTAGATTCAGGTTCAAAAAATATCGATTCTCTACCAGGTTCTGATGCGATAAAATCTGTTGCACCTATGACTGTTGCCCCTTCTAATATATTAACAGCTAAATTAGCAGTAGCCTTTGTTTTACTACCTTTTATTTTTTTAATTGAATCTTTTATTTTTGCAACTTTAGGAATTCTTCTTATTATCTTCTGTATAAGTCCACCAGGCACACCAAACTGTGTAAGTAAACCAACTAACTCACCCTGCCACGTTTCAGGTCTATCTGGTTCTTTGTCTTTCATAAAATCTTCAAACGCAGATTGAAAATCTGTATCTAAAGCAAAATCAGTTCCTGCAAATAATAATGTTCCTACACCTGAAGATAAATCAAACAATCCAGTGTTAATACCTTTTCTTATTTCATCTAATGATGATATGTAATCTTTCTCATCTTCGCTCTCTAATTTTTTTATTATATCTTCACCTGCAGATATGGACGCAGCTGTTCTTAATTGTGGGTTTAAATATAAACCAAATCTTAATGCACTAGTATCTGTTAGTTTTCCTTCGTCTGTTTTTCTAGGTACAAACGATCTAAAAAATTTTGTGGGTTTGGTTGGTTCTGATAGATTTTCTAAAGCTCTTTGAAAGCTTTCTTTCATCTCTTCTATACTATTAACACCACCTGGTTCGCCAATAGCTTCACCCTCTTGTTTATCTTTAAGATATCTTTCAAACGGTTTGACGGCCATTATGCCTCCGCTGGTAATATTAATTCAACATCGTATTTCATGTTGAAATTATTTACATCCTGTTGTGTTTGAATAGTTGCAAAATCTTCCAATGCTTCTGGACTAGTTGCTATTAGTCTTACAATATCGTCACCTATTTCTTTTGGTAATCTAGCTCTTAACGTATCAAAGTCTATTTTAGGTGTCTCAGCTGCAGTCATCACATCACCACCACTTTGATATGCGACCCTACCACCGTCTGCTAACATTAACTCAGGTAAAAATTTACCTGTTTCCAAGTAATAATTTACTGCTTCATCAATTTTTTGTTGTTGTAATAATTTTTCTTTTTCATCTAAACCTTCTTTTTGCATTTCTATAAAGGACTCTGTTTTCTCTAATCTTTTCTTAATTCTACTTCTTAGATCTTGTATAAAATTTGGATCTTTCAATAAGGCATCTGCAAATCCTTTTGTATTTTTACTACCTTTTAGATATTCTAAAACTGTTTGTGCTTCTTTTAGTTCTTGTTCTTCTTCAATTGTTCTTTCTTTTTTACTTTGTAATTCAAATATTCTACCCATTGTGTCAGATATTTGATTAGCAACTTCTATTTTTTCAAAAGGTCTACCATCTTTATCTGCTTTCGCAGGACCATAGTTTTCTAAATTTTTATATACGTCTCCAGCTTTTACAATAACGTTTGTTTGTTTTTGTTTATCGTATAATGTTAAAAGTTCTTTACTCTCTTTTAATTTTTCAGCTGCTTGTTTTCTTTCAAATCTTCTGTCTTCTAGACCAGCAGATAAGAAAGTGTTAAATAGATCTGATTCTTTTTCAGTTGCTAAATCTCTTCTTGCATCCATGCTTTTAATTAACATGTCTACAGGTCCTTTTGCAGATGCAGCTGCTGTAGATAATAAATTACCAGTAGGTGCTCTTGTTGCAAAATCTAAACCAAAAGGTATTAAAAATCTTGCAGCCATCTCTCTGCCAGACATCGGGTCCATTTGAGAAAGTTCTCCTGATTTAGCTCTAGCCATTGCTATGGCATCTTCTAAACTTGTACCACCAACAGCTCTGTCTCCTGTTAACTGCATGTTGTTAGAGGTATTTTCTTCTACTTGTTTTCTAACTCCTAATTCTGGAAAAAAATCTGTTGGATATTGTTGTAAAGGATTTACTCTACCTGCATCTTGATATTGTTGTCTAGGTTGGTTTAATCCTGATGTGATACCAGTTCCTGCCGAACCACCTATTCTAAACATCGGTCTTTTTAATGTTCTGTTATTCATGTATTAATTGTTACCAAAAATATTAAATCCAGATCTACCTAGACCACCTAGATATGCTCCAGCAAGTGATGATCCAATACCTAGAACAGATTGTAATGGTGAAGGAGAAGGTGTGTTAATCATTCTTGTTCCTGTGCCTCTCATACCACCCATGATACCAGTTGTGATATCAGCGAATCTATCTAACTCTTCTTGTGGTTGAAGCGCTGCCATTTTAACGCCTTCTCTTTGTGCATCAAGTTCAGCTTGTCGTTGCGCTTGGTTGATTGCGCCCAATGTTCCAAGTTGTGCTACGTCTGCTCTTTGTAATCCAGGTAATGCTCCTGCAATTCCCATTTGATTAGCAAAATTTTGTTGTGCAGCTTGTTGTGCTTGTTCAAAACCTTGTTGTAATAATCCTGCTTGTAATGCAGATCTGTTTCTATCAGAGCCTGTTCTAAATTCTGATTGTAATACACCTTCTCTTCCACCACCAAACGCACCAGAAGCTACTGCTTGGTCCCTGATCCGTTGTTCTTGCATCGCTGCTTGTCTGTCAAATTCTGCTAATGATGTATCAATAACTTGTTGTTGATACGGTGACATAAATTGTTGAAATGCTTGTGGACCAGTTGAAGCTTGTGCTTGTTGTAAAAACGGTTCAAAAGAACCTAAACCTGCTAGTGCTCTTGTCTGTGCATCTTTTTGTAATTGATCTTGACCTGCAACTTGTGGTGCAAGTCCTGCTAAATTTTGTTGTCTTAATGTAAATGCTTTTGCAGCGTCTTGTCTTGCTTTAAAACCTGCTGCAGTCTCACCTGGTTGTTGTGAGATACCTGTAATACCTGTTGATACGACTGGAACGTTTTGTAACGCTACTGCTTGTTCGGCTAGTTTTTTACCTATATCTTCTACAAATGGTGCGGGTCGATTTATTACGGTTTCTGTCGACATTATAAAACTTCTCCTAATCGTTGTGATGTTTGAAACATGTTTCTA